TGTTAAGACACGGGGTTCGCGGACGGTCGGCGAGAAGTACCACGACCATTGCCATTGCGTGGCAGTCGAAGTGCGCGAAAACCAAACCTACGAGGTTCCCGCCCACATCGCTGAGTGGCAGAAAACGTACAGGGCGGCGTGGGACAAAGTGCCCGACGGCACCAGCTACGCCAACAACGGCGTTGTGAAAGCCGTCCTGTCCGAATGGCGACAGCTCGACGACTCCAAATGAAACTTACCGCTAAGTTAGCGGCTCCCCCGCCTGGTGCGGGGCTTATCCAACCCCAGGAGGGTTAATGTCCGACACCGCAACACCAGAAGCCGAACAGGTCGAACAGGCCGAGGCGGCTGCGCCACCGAAACCCAGTGATGTGGCGAAACCCGAACCTGAAAAGCCGGAACTCTCAGCCGAACAGTTGCAGGCGGAACTCGCCAAGGTTCGTAAGGAAGCGGCAGGGTATCGGACGAAACTCCGGGAAGCTGAACCGCTCGTCAAAGCAGCACAGGAGGCTGAAGAGGCGAACAAAACTGAGATACAACGCGCTATCGAGCGCGCAGAGGCCGCCGAGAAAACGGCCGCTGAAAGGGAACTAGCCCTGTATCGGCGTGACCTCGCCGATGAGCACGGCATCCCCGCCAACAAAACACACTTGCTCGGCTCCGGTAGCCGAGAAGAAATGGAAGCCATTGCAGCCGAAATTGGGCCGCTGTTCGCTTCCGCTGCGAAAACCCCTCCACCGCCGTCTGATCGGCCCGTGGAGGGGCTACGGCCTGGTGCCACCCCCGAACCGCCGAAACCGGCGGATGACAGCTACCCGGCCGAGTGGGCGCCGCCCCAAGTTCGGGACAAAGTAAGGAGCCAATATGGCCAATGAGTGCATTCCACTCTATCGGCCGGGTCTCGACATCACCGCCGTCACCACAGGAGCTGTGGTAGGCAAGACGTTCGTCGACTACTCGGCCGCTCTATCAACCGGTTTGGTGTCGGTGGTAACCGCCACCGCCGCCGGCAAAGTCGCCGGCGTGGCAGCGTATGACGCTGCTTCCGGTGCAAGGGTCGCGGTCATCCGCGGCAAGGGGCAGATCGTGCCCATGACGGCGGGTGCCACAGTGACGGCGCTCGCCGAGGTCGAGGTCGGTACTAACGGCCGCCCCATCAACTTCTCTGCTGGCGTGAAAGTCGGGCGTGCGTTGTCCGGCGGCACCGTCGGCACCGAAATCATCGTCGAACTGTACTGAAAGGAGTTGACTGATGCCTACATTCGAATATCCGCTGTCAGCTCCAACTGTCTCGGGTACCAACATCACGGTCGACCTGATGCTCAATCAGCCGACCCGCATCACCCGCTACCTGTCCGACCTGACCCTTCGCGGGTATTGGGCGGATAAGGTGTTCACCCCCGGTGGGGGTGTTTCTGGTGGCGCGATTCTGTACACCCAGTTGACGCAGAACGAGTTGTTCGTGGCGTCTGGCCGGGATGTGCAGAACGTTGAGCCGGGTGCTGAGTTCCCGCTGGTGACGTTCGACCGCCCAACCCCGCTGACCAAGCAGGTTGAGAAGTTCGGTGGCAAGTTCTTCGTCACAGACGAGGCACGCGACCGCAACGACCCGATGATGCTTCAGCAGGGTGCGCAGCGGTTGGCGAACACCATCAACCGCCGTATCCACACCAACGCAGTGAATGAGATTGATGCTCAGATCACCGCTCTGGGTGGTTCGGCTCAGACCGCGTCGGGTAACGACTGGTCCGCAGTGGTCACCACCGGTTCGAGCGCGACGAACGCGACGGGCTGGCCGGCGGCTGACTTCAACAAGGTGCAGCTGTTGGCGGATCAGAAGGAACTCGGTGTCCAGTTCGACACGTGGATTCTGAACCCGGTGAACGCCAACGAGTTCAAAATCGCCTACGGCAACGAGTGGCGTTCCGTGCTCGATGACGCTGGTATCTCGTTCGTGGTCACCAACCGTGTCACCATTGGCACGGCGTATGTGATTGCGTCGGGTCAGGTCGGGCAGATGCTGCTAGAGAAGCCGCTCTCCTCGGAGACGTGGCGGGAACAGGCCACCCAACGCACGTGGGTTCAGTCCGATGTGCGGCCGGTGTTCGTCATCACCAACCCCTACGGAATAGCGAAAGTGACGGGACTCTGATGCCGAAACGCACAGTTAAAATCGGTCTGGCCACGTACCGCAACGCCGATGGTGTTGTGGGTGCTATCGGGTTCCAGGGTGAAGAGGTCGACGTCCATTCGGATGACGTGAAGCGTTTCGATGAGCTGAACGAGCAGCCGGGTGGCGACGAGCCGTACCAGGAGGCCCGGGCGTCGGTGGATCTGCTGTCCTCACCCGCTGCGGGTGCGGAAACCTCCGGCACCGACTCGGGTTTGAACACCACGGTCGACGAGGCAGACGAGGGCGAGAAGCCCGCGAGGCGTAGCCGCAGCAAGTGACGGTTTACGCCACGGTCGATGATCTGCAGGACCGGTACCCACGCGAACTGACCAGCGCCGAATCCGACAGGGCTGAACTGCTGTTGGAGGATGCGTCGCTGCTGTTGGATGCGCGGGTACCGGGTCTTGCAGACACCACTGACGGGCAGGTTGCTGCTTTGGCTCGGCTCACCGTCATCGAGATGGTGCGCCGCGCCTTGTCGGGCAATATCGCCGACGGGGTCAAATCGGAAACCGCCGGCGTGTTCTCAGTGACCTATAGGGACGACAACCTGTTCGTCTACGACCGCGAACTCGATGTGCTGATGGCGTTGTTGATGCCTAACCGCGCCACAGCTGTCTCTGTGCGGTCACCGGGGTTATGACACCGCTGCCGTTCACCTGCCAACACGAAGCGTACATCCCAGGTGTTGAGGACGGTTACGGCAACGAAACCCCCGGCTGGGCGAATGCTGTTGACGTGCCGTGCTTTTGGTGGTCGGACACCTCAACAGAACCACGCTCAGCACCATCTGGTGGGAGTTTAGTGGCGGTGGATTTGTGCCTGGTGGTCGACTCCAGCTTGGCGGTTGATCATCGGGACGTCTTCGTAGTTGAAGGTAAAAGGTTTGAGGTGATCGGCCTGCCGAAAGACTTCGACCACGGCCCCTGGGGCTACCGACCTAATCGGCAAGTCCTCGAGTTGAAGTGGGTGGGCTAAATGCGAATCCAGTTCAACGATGCGGCGTTTCGGGAACTCCGTACTTCGGCTGCTGCTAAAGCGTTGTTGAAGGAGCACGCCGACCCGATGGCGGCACGGGCCAACGCGGTACCGTCAACCACGGAACCGGCGGCGGGTGAACCGTACTACGAAGTTGAAGACGGTTCAGACAACGAACGTGCACGGTTGAGGATTCATCCCACGTCGGCTCGAGCAGCTCGGCATGAGGCGAAAACCCAAGCCCTGAATAAGGCACTGTAGTGACTGCTCTGGTGGTGTTCCCCGACACCGACCTACTGGCACGCAAAGTCGCGTTACAAGGGCTAGCTGAGCACGGGATAACAGGGATCGCGGTGGGCACGAAACTCCCCTCCCCGATGCAAAACCGATTCATCCTTCTGTACACCGTTCCTGGCCGGGTTACCAACCGGCGCACCCAATCAACACAGGTTGTTGCCCTGGTGTATGACACGAAGGGCAACGAGATTCGTTGTAAGGATCTCGCGTTGAAGTTGACGGCGGTTCTGCGTTCGGCACCGGATATGGAAATTGATGGGCAGCAGCTCATCACGGAGCCGTGTGAGCAGCACGGCCCGTACTACGAAGAAGACCCCGACCTGCCGGGAATCCCGCGGCAACGGTCGGCGGTGACGTGGACAGTGCAGTCCACCACCACCCCCTAATAACACCCATTTAGCCGAGGTTCGGCCCCCAGCGTCCGTTGTGGGCCTCTTTATTGCGCTCCTAGTGGGGCGTCACCCAGGAGGAAAACATTATGGCGCACACACAAGTGTCGAACACCTTCGTCGGTGTTCCGAAGCTCACCGGCGGTATTTGGCGATACCCCCTATCTGTGGTTCTGCCCACCGACGCCTACGCGACGCGGCCTGCCGGTTCCACCCGTTTGGGTGGTGTGTCGGATGACGGCATCACGTGGATGTCGGAACGGGCGACGGAGAAGAAGCGCGACTGGAACGGCGACAAGGTCCGCAAACTCCAGACGTCCAAGGATGATTCGTTCAAGCTCACGTACATCGAGTTTCTGAACCCGGCGATCATCGCCGAGGTGTACGGCGACGCCAACACCACCACTGTGGCGTCGTCGGCGTCGCACGGCACCCTCATCACCACGAAGGCAAGCGCCGACATCCTGGGGCACCACTCCTATATTGTGGACACGTTCGACGGCGGCGTGAAGAAGCGCCGCTGCATCCCCGACGCGCAGGTCGACTCTGTTGATGATGTGGCGGAGAAGCCCGGCGACTGGTCCGTGTACACCGTGACCTACGACATTTTCCCCGATTCGCAGGGTTTCACGTCGTACATCTACTACGAGTTGGGCGATATTTGGGTGCCGTCGGTGTGGGACGCCACGATCGCCGGTTCCGCGGGCACCGTGATTTACACGGTGACGAAGGACGGGAACACGGCGTCCACTTCGGCGGTCGCCTACAACGCGTCCACGTCCGCGCTGGACACCGCGCTGGAGCTTCTGACGACAGTCGGGGCGGGCAA